GGATACTATTGAAAAGGAATGGAATAAAAAAATCCATGATAAGTTTGAAAATTATAAAACGGATTTAAGAAGATACGTTGCAGTATATGCTAGTGGTGGTGGAACAAATGCTACCCAATATCAAGATGGTGGAACCATGAATGGCAACCTTACAATTGTAGGTGCGATTAGCGCAAGCCAATATCTAGGTATATCTATTCCGAGCGGTGGAGGTGGCGCATATCTTCCTCTATCTGGTGGTACTGTTACAGGTAACGTAACTATTAATGGTACAGTCAGTGCTGGAAACTTGTCTGCTGGTGATATCTATTCAAATGGTAATAGAGTAGCCACTGTGGTTAATCCTACGAGAACAACTCTTACAGGTAATGGTGTACTTTCATCATTCACACTTTCTGGTGCTGATAATTTAACCAACCCATCAGCACTTATTGTAGCTATTGATGGTGCTCTTCAAGAGCCAAGTGTTGACTATACAGTAAACAATGGAATTATTACATTTACTGATCGATTGGCAAATGGAGCGAAGGCGGTTGTAGTAGCACCAACAAATACACTACAACTCGGAGAATTAATTCCATCAGATGGAAGTGTTACGAGTGGAAAATTAGCACCTAGCTTAACACTAACAACACCAACAATCAATAGTGGGGTATTGAATAATTGCACTGGTTATTCGTTCCAAAACCTTGTTGGTATACAGAGAGCAATACGAACATCAGACTTATCACGACCAGTAGGAACATATTCATTAGCGCAGCAAATTGACCCAGTATTAACTTTAAATCTTTCGGCTGGAAATATATATCGTGTAAGAATGTTAGCACAACTTGTTGGTACAGGAGGTGCTCAATGCGCGGCAGGTATAAACGGACCGAATAGTGAATTTGCTATTATGTTAGTAAAACGTTCGGGCAACATAGTATTCACACCTTTAGCGACTTTTAACCCATTTAGTACAATTGGTATTGCTAATACTGTAGCCAATCAAAACCAAGTGATTGAAGTTGAATATACACTTAAACCATTAGTTAATGGTGCAACTAATATTGCGTGGAATCCATTTGCTGGAACTGGATCTGTATCAATTCTAGCTGGAGGTTATATCGAATCAGAAATAATAGGATAATTTTATGCCAACAACAAAAATCACAAACAGATCACTTGGAATTAATGTAGCTAGAGATAATCTAGGTGCTTCTAGTACTATGGGTACATTCCTGTCTAGTTCAACCGCTACCGATCTACGATTAGCAATGGGTGTATCAAACACAACTGGAACAGGTACATTGGTTTTTTCTACATCACCTACAATTACTACACCAACTATAGGTCAGATTAACATATTAGGGAATAACCCACTCGCGATAGTTGGTAGTGCCATCTCGCAAGATGGTATCTTATCAATAAGGAATACTAACTCAACACAAAATAGTGTCATTAGATTGAATGACTGGACAACTGGTAGTAGAGGCGTTATAGGAATTGGCAATACGGCAAGTGCATTGTACCCACTCGCTATCTACATGCAAGGCACAGCTGGTGTTCCATTAGTGTTAGGTACAGATAACACAGAAAGAATGAGAATACTTTCTGGTGGTAATGTCGGTATTGGAACTTCTACACCTAATGAACGACTAACATTATCAGGCAATATAAGTGCGACTGGAACTATTATTGCCAGCAACTATAATCCCGCTACGAGTGTCGCAGCATTCTTGTCAGCACCTACAAGTGCTAACTTAGCTGCGGCAGTATCTGATGAGACTGGAACTGGTAGTCTTGTTTTCAATACAAGCCCGAACTTCACAGGAACGCCGACGATCTCAAGCAGACCGATTTTAAGTGAGTTAGGATTTCAAAGAGCTTTTCTATCTACAGATTACACGACCACGGCATTTACAACTATTTCATCTTTTAGTTTGAATTTTGTAGGTGGTAAGACCTATAAGCTTGAAATGATGTTTCAAATCACTGGAGTTGCTGGTTCAACTCATGGTGGAGTATTAGCTGGAACATTCAATTTATCAGCAGCAAACTGCTCGATGCTCTATCGTCGTGCTGGATTTGAAACTCAAAGTTTCGTCGGCGCATCAACCCCATTCTCTGGCTTTGCATTATTCAATTCGACAGGAACAGCAACCCAGATATGTTTTCTCGATGGCGTTATAAAACCAAGCACGAGCGGGGCTTTGACAGTGGCTGTCGGCGGGACAGCCGCAGCAGTAACACTACAAAAGGGCGCATATATGGAAGCAACATTACTAGATTAATCTATGAACCTAACAACAAAAACACAAAAACAATTGGCAGCAGTCGAAGCTCATGGTGATACATGTCTTCGTTCTCTCATCTCATTCGCAGAATGCCTGAATCGAGCTCACAAAGACTTTTGGGCTAAATCAGATGAAGAGCTACAAGCATTCCTACAAGCACTTCTAGACTCAGGTAATCTAACAACACTGTTTCAAGACCACGAGTTCTATGCAAACACGACTAACTCTATTCTACAAAGATATGGCGCGACTCCTGTTTGCACAACTGGTGCATTGAAAGAGTTTACAATTCAGAACGGTGTAGTAGTTATTACGCAGCCTATTATAGCACCACCTGAGCCAGATATCATTGTACCACCAATGCCTGATATGACCGAACCTTAATTAGTTATTAAGATCGAAGCTAATATAAAATGGGTAATTTAGGACTATCTAAAAGAAACAAAAAATTTTATCAGGGATATTATAATCCAAAATTTCCACAAAAATATGTGGGTAAATTGGATAATATAATTTATCGTTCTGGTTTAGAACTAAAATTGTTTAGGTGGGCTGATAATAACCCAAATGTTTTGGAATGGAATAGTGAAGAAATCGCTATTCCTTATTTCGATACCGTTCAAAATAAAAATCGAAAATATTTTATAGATGCTTATGTTAAAATAAAAGAAGGTTCTAACATAAAAAAATATTTGATAGAAGTAAAACCATATAAACAAACGCAAGAACCCAAGGCTACACGTGGTAAAAAGAAATCAAATCTTCTATATGAGCAAGTAACATGGCGTAATAACTGTGATAAATGGAAATATGCTAAAGAATTTGCGAAAAAAAGCGGTATGGATTTTATTATAATAACCGAAAAAGAATTAAATTAGTGAATTTTTTCATGCGTAACCTTAAATAATAATATGTTAAAATTAAAGCTGATAGCAGAGAAACCTGACGTTTTTGATAACTTTGAAATTATTCGCGAAGAGTCGAATAGAAATAGCGCATCTAATCTTTACGTTAAAGGACCATTCATCGGTTGCAATATCGTGAACAAAAATAAACGGATGTATAAACTGGATGATACCAGAAATGAAGTTCAACGATATATCAATGAAATGGTTATTCCTGGCAGAGCCATGGGAGAACTGAATCACCCTGCTAGTGCTGATGTTAATCTTGAAAGAGCTTGTCATTTGGTAACAGAATTGACTGAAGTGGAAGATTATTTTGTTGGTAAAGCTCGTGTTTTATCCACACCCACTGGACAAATTTTAAGATCTCTTATTAATGACGGTGTTAAAGTTGGTATGTCAACAAGAGCACTTGGTCAATTATCCGAAAATAGAGATTATAATCTTGTGCAAAATATGCATTTGGTAGCCATCGATGCAGTGGCAGATCCCTCTTATCCAAAAGCATTTGTGAATGGCATTTTAGAATCTAAAACTTTTGTCGTTGAGCATGATGGTTCTTTTGAAGAAGTATATGAGAATTTTGAAAAAGGTATTAGCAAACTTCCAAGAAAAGATATGGATCATTTCTTGCGCCAACAAATCATCAATTTTATAAATTCGATTTAATAAGATAAATAATATTATGAGTAAAAAATTCAGAGATCTTAAAAAAAATGGTAAGGTGACTATCAAGGCTCCTAAAGTAAAAGAGCGCAAAAAATTTGCACCTGCAACCAAAGTTGAAAAACCAAAAAAAGGCAAAGGTTCTTATACACGTAAGAAAAATGGCGAAATGGATGATGCCAAGTTGACAGAATCCTCGGAAATTTTTAAATTCGTTGAATGTATTTTGGGTGAAAACCATGCGGATGCTCAAAAACATCTCTCGAATATTATCGATAATAAACTTCAACAATTAATTTCGAAAGAAATTGAAAAACCATTGTTCTAAATCGAAAAAAATATCATAAAATCTATAAATAATATTATGAAGAAAAACAAACAGAATCTTTTCTCTGAAGAAATTCAAAAAAATTTGGGTCTGAGCGATGAGTCGGTCAAAGCCATCCAAGAGTCGTTAGAAAGTAAAATTGATCTAGCAGTAGAATCAGCACTTTTAGAACAGGATGAAGTTTATGCTGAAAAATTGAAAACTCTCATGGTCACGCTTGATAACGACCGCACTGTGAAAATGAAAAAACTCATGGAAGCTTTTGATAGAGACAAGACTGCTAAACTTGTTAAAGTTGTTAAAAAGTATGAAAGAGAACAACAAGGTGATCTTACTAAGTTCAAAAAACAACTCACCGAATCAATTAGCGAATATCTTGACGCATTCTTAGAAGAGTCTTTTCCGAAAAAAGACATGGAAATTGCTGTTAAGAATAAAACCGCTTTCAAAGTTCTGGAAAATCTTCGTAAAGTATTCTCGATTGATTACGCACTCATGGACAAATCGTTGTCGGGTGCAATCATCGAAGGTAAAAATGAAATTGATGAACTTCGTAAAGAAAATGCTGAACTTAAAAGCAATCTGAATTTGCTTACCGAAGAGAAGAACAATGCACAAGTTAAACTTTTCCTTGAAGCCAAAACTTCTAAGTTCCCTGAGTCGAAGAAAAACTTCATTCAAAAAGCACTTTCCGATAAATCCCTTAAATTTATCAAAGAAAACTTTGATTACACCGTGCGTCTTTTCGAAAATCAAGAGAAGAAACAACTGGAAATTATCAAAGAACAAGCTCTACAAAACCGTAAACACAAGCCTGATTTCGTGAAAACTCAAAAAGTTATCACTGAAAAGGTAAATACATTAGTAGAGGAAAACGATCCTTATTTGAACGCTCTCGAATCGATGACGTTTAGAAAGTAAATTTTTCACCCGCACTATGAGGAGAAATCCTGAACAATGTGAATAGAAAGTCAAATTATGAATATCCCACAATCTGATATAAACACTTCAAAAATGCAATACGCAGTCAATAAATGGCGTAAAGTTTTGGACTATAGCTCGAACTCGATTCCTGCTATCCAAAACGAACACGTTTATAAGACTACCGCTATGCTTCTGGAGAACCAAGAACAGTGGTGCTTTCAAGAGTCTAACAACGCTGGTACTAACGGCGTGTTTGGCGCATCGTTGCAACCCGTTGGTAATGGTATCGCTAATACCGATAGCTATGCTAGCGGTGATGCTCGTCTGCCCAAGATTCTGATTCCTATGATTCGACGCACTTTCCCTGAATTGATCTCCAACGAAATCGTTGGTGTTCAGCCTATGGGCGGACCTGTTGGTCTTGCCTTTGCCCTTCGTTACGCTTATCAAGGTGATACCCTTGGTGCTTATGGTATTGATGGTAAATCCACCACTTCCACCAATCGTGCGAACGGTTCCAGTGCTTACACTGGTGGTGCTGATCTTCCTAGCGACGAGCTTGGTTATCAACTTCTGGATACACGCTTTACTGGCACATCTGCCGACTTCCTTTCGGGTCATGCCGAGTGGACGTTCGCTGATCAAGACCGTGGTATTGCTGAACTTCTGAGCAATTACGAATTGACGGGCAAAATCCCTCAAATCGAGCTTAAGTTCGACAAATCCGCTGTTGTTGCTGGAACACGTAGATTGGCTACTCGTTGGTCGGTTGAACTGGAGCAAGACATCAAAAACATGAACGGTATCGATATCGATGGTGAACTTACGAATGCTATGTCGTATGAGATCCAAGCCGAAATCGACCGTGAAGTTGTGATGCGCATGATCCAAACAGCCTTCAATGCTGGGGCTGGTGCAGGTTTCTCCATTTGGAGCCCTGTTAGTGCGGATGGTCGTTGGACTGCTGAAAGAAATCTTACCTTCTATCAACGCTTGCTCATCGAAAGTGGTCGTATGGCTGCTCGTAACCGTAGAGGTGCTGCTAACTTTGTTATCGCTACCCCACGTGTTTGCAGCATCCTTGAAATGCTTCCTGACTTCAAAGTATTTGAAGTTGGTGGAACCGTTTCCACGGCTGGCGTAGGTGTGTCGAAAGTTGGTACTGTTGGTAGCCGCTGGACGGTTTATCGTGATACTCGGACTGAAGTTCAGAACACTACTCTTTACAGAGACAATTACTACACTAACTCACCTAACAGTGGTGCTGGTGTTGAGTATGCTCTGTTGGGTTACAAAGGTTCTGAATACTATGACACTGGTATTATCTACTGCCCATATATCCCCATTATGGTGCAGAGAACGATTGGTCCGAATGATTTCGCGCCTCGCGTTGGTCTTATGACCCGCTATGGTATCGTGAATAACATTTTCGGTGCTAATCTTTATTACCACTTGATCATCGTTAAAGGTCTCGGTACTGCGTTTACACCCGGTTCGGTTTCTACCTACCTGTAAGCATAGTAACTAAGCAGTTAGCTACATCAATTTTTGAAACCCGAGGTGCCGAAGAACCTCGGGTTTCCTCGTTTTTAATTATCAACACAAATAAATTTGCAAAAAAATACTAAATAATATCATGAGCATCTATACATTCTCTTCCAATATTCTCTCCGCACAAAAAACAGGCACTCCCAACATTACAAATGCTGTTCTATCAGCTACTGGTGTTACCTATCTTTCTGGTGATTCTGTTGTTGTTGCATCGCGTCAACTCGGAACAGTATCCCTCTCTACTTCTGATATTGGGTTAGCCTTCACCCCAATTGAAGTTTCAATTGGAACCACCGTTAATACAGCATCCTCCTTCTCGCTTGCTAGTTTTCCTAATGTCACTGTGAATGTGCTCGGTTCTGTATTCAATATTCCATCCTCTTTACATAATACCACGATGGCTATTGTGAATAATGATAATACTTTTTCGTTGTTCCCATTCCTTAGCACTGTTACTACAGTTCCTACTTCGGCATTTTCGGAAACTATTTCGGTATCGATTCCCGAAACTCGTAGAAAAAGATTGCTGGGATATTAATTTATAGACATATTTCGTCTATATTTTTATACTATAACACATGATAGTTGAATAATATTTTCTACTATTAAATAATATTATATGTTTAATAGAGGTGGTGGTTCAGGCGTAGAGTCTAGAAGAATCGATGAATCATTTTATAGGGGTATCGTTATAAAAAATGATGATCCTTTGAAATTAAACAGGGTCAAGGTTTATGTACCAGAACTATCCAATCAACCGTTTGAAGAATGGTTAGGAACTTTAGATGAAATTAATATCAAAGCACCTGGTGTTGATAGTTGGAGTGATCCAGCAATTGTAGATAAAATTGCTGAAAATATACCATGGGCAGAGCCTTGTTATCCTTTGATTGGTGAATCGGGATCATCCAGATCATTTAGAGATGGTGAAGGTGTCTCTGCAACATTATCAGATGGTAACTATGCTGAAGGCTATGTTGAAAATCCTGATAATCTTAATTTAGTAGATGTCGGCGGCGTTACACAATTCGAACCACCCATTAAGTTATCAAACTATGGCTATGCTGACGATAGCACCCCCGATACATATAGTAGTAACGGCATAGGACATCGTAATAATCGTTTAATAGATGGAAAATCGGCTGCTATATCTAAAAGTTTGGCAACGTCTTTGGGTCTACAACATAACGATTGGTTTAGAATATCCACAACTAAAGGAACATTAGTATTACAATATGGTGACACTGTTCCATCTTATGATAAAAGAACTGGACCTCTACCACCGACAATTGATGTTTATAGACGAAGCGCTGGTGATAATTCGTGGGGTGGTAAAATATCATCTTTTCAAAAATTAGGTAAATCACCTGATATTCCAGAACAAACACCACCTGATAAAATAGCATCGAATGGATTACCAGCTGAACCACCTATAAAAGATGCTCCATCATTATTACCACCGAAAGATGAAAGTAGTGATAATCCTGCAACATGGCAGCGACCATCTCTGGACGGTGTTGGTAGAGACGGTGTATTATCACAATCACCTGCAAACGCATATGAATCTAATAAAACAGCAGTAGGTGATGCATTTGGTAATCCGAATGATACTTCCAGTATGAAAGCGAATCCATATTCTTTTGGTTATGCTCCTCAAAATCACGGTAATAAACCAAAAGGAGTTATGGGCATACCAGAAGTTGGTTCTAAAGTCTGGATTTTCCATTATATGGGTGATTTAAATTTTCCTATTTATTTTGGAGTTACCCAAGATCAACGAGGTCTTTCATTAGTCAACAGAACGGACAATGAAACAAACACTTCGAGTTATTATCCGAGCAATTTCGAAAATGCATAATTATGGCTACAAAAAAATATAATACTACTAATACTAATATTACTAATAAAGGATTTGATAATAAATGTGTTTCCGATTCATCGGGAGTAATTATACAATGTCCTGATTCTTCTACCAGTGATACTGCCAATATTGTCGATACTCAAGTAGCAGGGACGACCGCTAAAACATCTAAAAGATATCAAAATCGTTTGGTTATAAACCAAAGGGGCGCATCAATTACCATCAATAATACGTCTGATAATGAAGGAATACATATATCTCAAAGATCAGGTAGTAATTTTAATATTAATAATTTAGTTAATTCCGAATTAGCTACAAACAACAAACAAACATTAATAGGTAATGATAAATTTGAAACAATCAAAGGTGATTGTAGTGAATATATTGGAGGTGATTATAATAAAAGAATTGGCGGTACGTCATATATCTTCAAAGGTTTTAAAGACGAAACAGAACTCAGAGCGTATGATGAATGGAAAGATGCATTTGCGGTTATTGCAGCAGGTAATGCTAAATTTAAAATTAAACGTGGCGGCATTTCTTTACCGAATGGTCAAACCATACCACTCGAAGGTAAACGCGCTGATAACCCTGTTATAGGCTCAGAAACATATACAGTCGAGAGTGTTTTCAGCGGATACAAAACAATACCATTGGTTAAAAATTCAACTAATGAAGTAAATTCATATACACCCGTTTCTAAAAGAATAGGCGAACTACCATCAGCTAAAAAAATAACTTTAAATGATATATCAAAAAGTGCTGGTGAGGATGGTTCTGCTGCACCTAGATCGGAAGAG